TCTGCTACAGCCCCGCCATCTGCGTCAATATCAGTTCCAGTATATTGTGTGCTTGGGTAGAGTTGATTTGTGGCAGATATCAATCCAGCGTTCCCGCTATCAAATACTGTATCTTCTATGAATTGGATCGCAACGAATACACCAGAACCAGTTCCGCAAGTAACTGCGGTGGTCCCTGTGACTAATATTGAGCCACCTTGGCCCAGAGATATATTTTGGGCTTCAACTACTGCGAATTGTGCCATCTTTTTTCTCCTGTGCTACGATGCCTTACCGAGCGTGACTGCTCTCATGGGCATCTTGGTTATGAAATAATATTTTCTTTTCTCAGATCATTATCATTGATCGTGTTCATATGAACTATGGGCGCAGACATAAGCTTCCTGGCCCTGGTGGACCTGCATTTCGTGCATTTTGGCTTTTCATCGCCAAGAATGATCTGCTCCCATATATTGCTGCAACGGTGACACTTAAAATCAAATGTCATTTCTTGGCAGACCACTTTTTTTTTGGTGCTGGTTTGAGAGGATTTCCATTTTCATCGCATTCTACATAACCCTTGCTTATGAATTCAGAAACCACTTTTTTCTTTATCCAATTAACCTTGCCAAACACAGAACCATCTTTGCGTTTAAAATATCTCATAATGCTCCCAAACTTGGGGCGAAAAAGTTCGCCCCAAGATGTTATTTACCAAGATTAACCTGGATTATTGAAATTGACTACTCCGCATGAAGTTGAACCTGCCGCGTGTGACAGGCTCGCACCAAAAAGAGTATGGACAACAATGGAAGTGGACAAGTAATCAATATCCCGCGCACTCTCAACTGTTGGAGCCAACTGCATCGCCATGTAAACAGATTCTTTCTTGAAGATAGAAGCTGTCTCATCGCCGGTTCCGCCATCATCATCCCAATCCGTACTCACGAATGTGGGCATTCCATAAACGGACCCCACGGCTCCCGATACATTCGGGTTCTGACCATCACCGCGACGACTTGCATCATAGAAGTCCTGTAATGATAACGCACTCATGTAAGCTGCTGGTGAGCAGTATAAGTACGTCTCACCGTCCGCGTAATCGTGACCGGCATCCAGAAGTGACTGTAAACCTTCACGAAGTTTCGCAGTTGTCCAGGTATTATCAGTACCCAATGTTACATCGTTACCAGTTGCAGTCTGTATCACTTGTACTGCAAGATAGTTCTCGATGTACTTGGCAATCGCATAACCCATTGATTTGGCGTATGCGCCAAACAGGTCAGCAGATTCCTGGATCTTCACATGATCGCCGATACGTTTTGCTTCGTATGCGTGTTGATCCACGGTCAGGTCTACCTTGCCGTCCGTGTTAGCGCCATAAGATACAGCACTTCCGCTGGACAGGTTCGCAGCAGTTTCTTCAGTTACTTTCGGAATGTGCAGGATATCACCGCCTTCCGCCATGAGTGATGAAAAATCCATCGCCTGGTTGCGGATTTGAAATTTGCGTTCCGCATAATCCGCTATTGCGTCGCGCCATAATTCCGGTATGAAATTGGCAGCGGTTGTTGTTGTTACTTCAGCCATTTTAAAATTTCCTTAATTCTTGTAGTGATCCACAACCTTCTGCCAGTTGCTGACGCGCTCTTTCTGGGTCATATCCTTGTAAGGATGCTTACCATCAGAAGCACGCTTTGCCGCAATGGATTCATCGGTTGGCACTACGTTTTTAGATCGTTTCGCGAATTTTATAAGTTTTGCCGTAGACATCTCTTCTGCAAACTCGCGATCTTCCTCATTTAGCGATTCCAGGGCATCCTGCCTAAGTGTCTCATCCAGTGTCTTAGCATGATCTACAATCTTTTCCATTTCTTTGGCTTCATTATCACGCTTTTCATACAACTGCTGCCACTTTTCCTGGTCCTTCAGCTTTGCAGTCTCAATAGACTCAAGCTTCGATTCCAGGTCAGAAACCTTGTCTTCGCTCTTTTGCGCACGACTGCGATACTTCTTGCTTTCAGCAATCAACGAACCGACATCCGTGCTTGTGTCGGGCGTTTCTTGTTCCGTAGAAGCCGGAACTGCCTGCTCTTTCTGAGCTTGTTTTTCTTCAGACATACTGTCTCCTTACATTACGATAACCTTAATTGGTTGCCGTGAAAGTCTTTCTAAGTTCTTTTTGACCGTACCCGCTATCATTTTAACTACCGCCATTTGCGGTAATGGCCCTATTCTATTACTACCAACGATGACACGATCTTTATTATTCTCTTTTAATTTTTTTCCTTGCTTCTGGTCCTCGATACCATATTTTATATGCAGTTCCTTATCTATTGTATTACTGATATACTGGAACTTGTTGAGCATTTCACCCGTCAAGCGCAGGTCTGGCGGATGTCCGCGCCTGCTTATCTGTTTTGACCCAAATTTACCTGCTACCTTCTTACTTCTGTATTTGACACTATAAGGCTTGAACTCCCTACCCTGATTATCGATACCGCGGTTGATCTGTAATTTGTGCTGATTTACAATATTCTTGCCGCCTTTCTCCAGGTCGCTTTCTTTAAACTTCAGTAATGTGGTAATGTCTATCATGTGACCGGATACCATTGATGTCTACATCGCCAGCCACCGCGAAATTCAAATCCGTCACTCTTAATATCGCGTATCTGCTTTTTGGTCAAATAGCCGGCATCCAGATACTGCCTGCATACAGGACGGTTCTTTTCATCTCTGGGACCAACATATTCCCATTTCGTATTCGCCGGCAGATCAATGGTCATACTGGCAATAACACTCTGCTCATAAGTGGAAAGCATTGTCACAATAACGCTGTCTGCCCTATTGCCCTTGACAGTAATGCTCATCAGATCAGCTATTTCATTTCGATCCAGGCCATTGACAATACCCTGCGCAATGCTGGTCTGTACCGAAGATGCGACATTCCTTGTAAGATTATTGATCATTGTGCGCTGTATATTCTGTAAAGCCACGAGTTGTGTCTCGGTTGTAGCCCCAAAAAACGGCAAAGCAGTAAGAATGTCCTCCGTTGCAACCATATAGGCGTTGATCCCGGTAGACATACCCAAATCCTCAATAAAATAGGCCGCAATATCAAGCGCAGCGAGAAAAGCCAATATTTCAACAGGAGAAAGACCTTCTTCTTCAAGTGCCTCAATATCATTTAAGAATTGGTCATTGGCAGTGTCAAGACTCGCTAAATATGCTTCAAGAGCATCATCAATCGGCGGCATTTTGCAATCGGCTCAGTAAACGGTTGGCAGGCTGGGCCTCTGTAACATTTTCCTTGAATCTCTGAATATCAGCCGGTGTAGCATCGGGATTGTTAATCTCGAACCACATTGCCTTTGATGCTAAACCATTCTTGAAGCGCCAATCCCAGTATTCGATCTCATCCCGCGGCGTAAGAATGATCTGCATCGGCTCAATGAAATCAACCGAGTAATCCTCCTGCAAATTCACGCCGGTCTTGACCTCAATGATGCGCCGGTCCACCGCGTAGCGCTGCTTTTCCCAGGGCCGCCAGGTGTCTTCCACCGCAGCACTGCGCTCATCCATTAGTTCAGCGTCCTGAATTCGCAATGCTTCCGCACTCGGGGCGTTGCCGTGCGTATCAGCGAACTTGACGCGGATGCCGTTGTTCTGCAGCGTGGCCTCAGTCATAAAGCGCAAAGAATCAATGATCTGCGAAAGGCTTCCGCTGGGCGCTGTCACGCCTAAAGTGCTGTTCTCAGGCAAATATAAAATCTTGTCAACACCCAATTCCAGGCGGCTGGCATCATCCACGTTGGAAACCCATTTGATCCCCAAAGCTCCAAACCGGATCGCCAGCGCCAGTTCGGTCATGCCAACGCTTAAACTGAGATCAGCCCGGATCACATCATCAGCTCCGGCAACGTAAAAGTCCCTGATCGGCGGCTGGCGGTGAACGAAAACCACCGGCAGAATGCCGTATGGATTTTCATTCTCATCGTTAACCTTAACTTTAGATCCGTTAGCATCCAATATGTAATGCTGGCCTGGAAAACCGGGACGCTCTGCGGTCCAGACTGCGTAAGACAAATCATTATCCCTGGCATTGCCGTGGTTCTGGATGGGATACATCACCGCTACCGGCTCGGCATCGTTCTCTAAGAATAACACATCAAAGAACGGGATCAGATCATACTCGACACGCAGGTTGCGCTCCGACCAGCGGCAGTGAAAAGCCATTGTGCCTAAAAGAAAAGTTATTCGCTCCAACTGGCGGCGAACCATGTTCAGACCAGATTTATCTATATGCTGTTCGTATCTGGAATCAGCCATCATTCTCGGGGGACGGCGGTAGGACATGGCTCTTATAGAACATATGCGCCTGGTGAGATTCTGATTGAAAATGGGAACCTGTCGGAGCGATTCAGAACCAAAAAACTTCTTTATGTACTGCTCAGTGTAACCTTCGTAAAAGTCAAGCTTGTTCTCGCGGTCGTCATTGCGGTTGTTGTCATATACATTTAAGGCATCCCTTAAAGCATTGCGGACGATATCTTCAGATAAATTCGGGATGATCACCAGTCTATTACTCCTGCCATTCTACTCTTAATAGGGAAAAGATTACATATGCCGTAACGCAAAGCATCGCAAATGTGGTCGTATACGCCATCCTTCAACGGCTCTTCCTTGATTCGCTGATCCGATCGGTTCTCAGGATAACGGTAATTCTCGTAGCTCTGAATGGAGCCTTTGCACTTCGACGCAACAAAGAAATGCGTGTCGCCGTTGGCATCCTCAAACCAGCGCCTGACATGGCTTACGCCGTTGACCACGTTGCGGGTGACACTGTCCCTCTTGAAACGAACATACATGCCCTTGCGCCGAAAACATTCAATATCTGAAATACCCGACTGGCTCGCTGTGCCGCCCCCGGCAGGATCGCCGAAATAAGATACGATCGGATACGGCAGCCTTTTGACCATGTCTGCCAGATCATCCGTCTTAATATTCTCTTTCAAAGCTATTTCGTCGATCTGATAGATAGTCGGTAGCCCTTTGGCCTTGTAATCCACTTGAAAAACAACAACTCCGGGTCGGCGGTAGCCGAAATCGATCGAGACATAGGTGGACAAAGCAGGATCGAACTTGAGGTCGGGCAGAATGTTGGTCGAGCGGTCAAACTGGTAAACCTTGCCCGAGTACGAACAGAAACGGGCTTCATATTCTTGCAGATAGGTTTCATGTGTAAGCTCCTTCTTTAAATCTTCTATGTTATCCTTGAAAAACGGCGATTCATTCGACGGGTGCTGCCAGCACTCCCAATCAGGAAATTCGTCAGAATTGCCCCGGTCCCATATCTTATGCCACCAGTTGTAACCGCGAGGCGTGGAAACCATTAAGCACCAGCCATGGCGGTCCGATAATGTCGGCCTTAAATACTGTTCCCAGATAAGCTTGTTCGGAAGCGCTGCGGCCTCGTCTATTATTAAATAATCAACTCCATCGCCAATTAAACTTTCCGCGCTGTCCGCCGACTTGATCGACAGCTCGGAATTCAGTCCGGCAAGCTTCAAATAATACAGGTCACCGCTGATCTCTTTCTTGAACTCAATCGGCAGCTTCAGCTTTACCATGATATCTTCCTTAATGATCCTGGCAATCTTCTGAGACAGGTTGTAACTGGGCGAAACTATCCAGCCCCGCGTGTTCGGGGTCAAAAGCCAGGGCAGTATCTCGTATGCCGCTGCGTGGGACTTCCCACTGCGGCGGCCCTGGCAGTTTATGCGAAATCTCGCAGTTGATGAATGGATGTCACGCTGTTGCTGGATCGGCTGGTATCCCACCAGCTTCCACAATTTCTCGCGATTGACTATCTGCTTTACCAAATGGATTTCCTTCAAAACCGACTTCCTTCAGCACTGCTTCAAGATTGCCGGTCATATCGACCTGGCTCTTATCGGTCTGATTTAAATAATTCTTGCCGAGGAAGATAAGCAGGGCAGTATTTCCCTGAGATGCGTTCTTCCACTGCAGTTGTCTCAAAGAAAGCTTCATTTCTTCGTAACCCTGATCGTATTCCTTGCGGAAACGGGTGCGAATGACCTTCTCGGAACAGCCGAAGTATTTGCCTATCTCAATGTAAGTGCAGCCGAAACTGGCGAGCATACGGACCTTCTCTGGAGGTATATCATGCTTATTACCCATACTTTATAGCTATTTCGGTGACAAAAAGAGATTGGCGCACTTGGCAAGCGTGCGCCGCCAGTAGGTCTTGGCAGTGGATTCTGAGATTTCCAGTATGTCAGCTATGATCGGGAATGTGTGCTGCTTGATTCTCATGGCGAATACCTGGCGCTCGCGATCGCTCAGCTTATCGTATAGCTCATGGGCCGAGAGCTGGAGCCAGCGCAATTCATGGGCGATGAAGCCGGATTGGAAGACTGCCATCTTTGCGGCGAATTCCTTTGAGCGGGTGATGGCATTGATCAGGCGGTCCGCATCCACATCGGTCAATTCGTGCCACTTCATATTACGATAAAGCAATTTTTCTAATAACAAGCGCCAATATAATACCTTGAATGTGTTCACAAAAAGACCAGAAAAAATTTAGAGACACACCACGTAGAGCAAATCTGGTTTTCCTTGGTGTATCGGGTCCAAATCATGCAAAAACGGATAATAAACCCGCTTGCAACCGACGAGCGGGGACAGGTTGTAACCATATGTAACCAAGCGAAACACCAGGGCGCGGAACATCTATTTTGACCCGATCACGCTCGAATTATCCATTCATGGAATGTTCACATAATCCAAGGAAAACCGGGCATTGTTCACTAAATTACGGGGTCAATTAAACGGATGTGAGAATCCAAAAATAAAGGATAGAACCATGAAGATAAAAACAATCGATATAATAGCCCGCGAATGGTTTGATCGTGTGAATGGTAACAGCTATTTTAGCGCACAGATCACGCTTAACTATGGCATGAAGGATGCCACACTAATAAAGGTTCCGTTTCAATATGGTTACGGTACACATTATGAAACGGTTTGCAAATCAACACTAATTAAAAAAGGTTATTTAAAACCGGTGTCGGTTCCGCATAAAGATAGCATATTCAAACAAGAGATTCCAAATAGTCTGATGCGTATTTCGTGGGATTGCATGAAACATAATATAATTCTACGTTCATCTAAAGTAGAGAATTGTTTGAAAGTAGATGTAAAACGGTTCGGGGGTGAATCATGAGACAACTATTAACACCACCGCACGGAAATACCAAGACCAATAAAGCACTTGCAATGGGTTACGCAAACTATATACTACACTTAGCACCGCACAAAACAAGCGGTTTTAATGTTTGCCCGAATGCTTCGCAGGGATGTATTCAATCTTGTTTGTATAGTTCGGGCCGTGCTAATTGGACATATGATAAGAACGGAAAACTAAATCCGATACGAGCAGCACGCATTGAAAAGACCAAGCTCTACTTCAATGATAGGGCCGGTTTTTTAGCTCAATTAGACAAGGAAATAACACTAAACAAAGCAAACGCCCGGCGCAAAGGATTAACGCCGGTTTTCCGTTTGAATGGTACTAGTGATATTAGATGGGAAAATCATGACATAATACAAACGCATGCGGATTGTACCTTTTATGATTATACTAAAATATCCAATCGGCGGAACTTACCCGGCAATTATAAACTCACATTCTCACGTTCTGAAAAGAATGATGGTGAATTGCTGGTGGCCTTCAAGAATGGAATGAACGTTGCGGTGGTGTTTGCTGATAGTGTGCCGGATATGTTCCGAAATAGGCCGGTAATAGATGGTGATGCGCATGACCTACGGTTTTTAGATCCAAGCGGGTATTATATCGGATTAAGCGCGAAAGGTTCCGCCAAACAGGATAAAAGCGGGTTTGTGGTTAACTATAAAGCGAAAGGGTAGAAAAATGACATATTCAAGAATGATCCTCAGCATCATGGCCACGTCGTTTAAAGTGTTTTTATTAACACTCATAAGGTATGTAAACGAACAAAACAAGAAAGGGTAAAAGAATGAAAAGTAAAAAAATAAAAGAGATAAAAAAAAGCGCTATTCGTCAACAAGCAGAAAAAATCGTAAGTGATAGTATGCCGCAAA